GAATTCTTTAATCTCGCCATAGGCAGTTGGCGTGGACATCGGGATTCGAATCTCAGTCCATTCATGACCACGACGACGCCATATTCTCGGTGCTTTCTTGCGCAACGGTGCGGTCACTTCGATCTCGCTTTCTGTTGGTTGAGAGCCCGCGCAATCCTCTGCATCCACTTCAGGGCTCGCAAGACGTGACGAGGGCCGCGCGCAAAGCGCATACGGCCCGGTAGACGGGGGATGTTCACTTGAGTTTCCCTTCGATTCGCGCCAGTGTCAGAAGGATTGACCCTATGGCGATGCAGATAAAGCATTGAGTGGGTTCTGTCTTCCAGATGTCAAGAGCCTTGAAAACGCAGACGATTCCCAACATAGACGTCGCCGAATTCCAGAAAGGAAATCTCATCCCTCCACCCACTTCCCCAACCCCTTCGCTACAGCGATGGTCGCCAGGGTCATGCTGCGCACCGTGGCGATGGTGCCAAGGCTTACAGGCTGGCCGTGGGCTTCGAGTTCTGCGGCGATCTGCGATTGATTCCAGTCCTGATGCTGCATCACCAGTGCGCGCACGGCATCGGTTGCGGTGTGCTTGGGAGATTGGACCATGAATGCATCGATGGCGTCATGGAGTGCCCCAGCGTCCACAATCTCGCCATCTGTTTCAAGCGGAATAGTGCCCGAAACGATATGAGGTGAATCCCGCTTTGGGGCGGTAGTAAGATACTCTTTAACCGCATCTACGATAGCTTCCCCTGGAGAGCCTGGAAAATACGCAGGGGATCCCTCAAAATGCAATGGTGAGTCCTGGTGCGCCACGTCATTGGACGATGCCTTGGGGAGTTCAGGACCAATCGGCCAGCCAGCATCCACCACGGCATCGACGATGGGGTTGATGAATCCTGGGCAATACTCGGAATTCTGATGCGCCTTCACGCGCTTTGCCTGGGCGTTGTACCAGTCCTGTGCATCTTTGCTCAGGCGCTCCCAGTCGCTATCTGACGCCTTCGACACGGCCAGCACAAGGCGCCGCAGGTAGTGGCCGTCAGGCTCGCCCTCGGCCTGGGGTAAGAACTCAGTGCCGGCCGCTGCCAGCAGTTCACTGTAGATGGTGGTCATTTCGCCTCCACGGGATGAATGCGATAAGTCTCGGCAGGATAGAGCTGATGGGCACATGCCAGCGCCTCTCCTGCGCGCCGCTTTGAGACGGGAGTTGGCTTCTCTCCGAAAGGGTCAGTCCATATTGTGGATTGATAGCGCTTGCCATCTTCGCTCTTAATTTGGACGATGTATTTCAAGATTGCATCTCCTGTTTCTTCCTGCCGATCAGGCTTACGAGCAGGTTGCATTGGGTTGGGGTGAACGTCTCGTGTCCCGGCCAGTTGTCCTCAATCAAGTTCAGGACCTCGATCATCGGAACGTGGGTTTTCTCGTAGACCTCGTCGATCATCTCGGGGAGCGTCACGCGAGTCCTACTTTCATGATGATTGCCGCCACCAAAGCCCGCGCTTGAGCATAAGTCATCTCAATGCGATCTCCTCCCAATGTTAGGACTAAGCTCCCAATCTGACCATCTGGAGAAACCGCAGTGGGGTGAAAGGTCGCATCAAGTCCTCTATCTGTTTTTTTAGACTTCATACGCGCCTCGGTTCTGCCGGCGGGTGAGTCCCGTACTTGGCGATGAACTCGTCTGCCATGCCAAAAGGGCAAGATTCTCCATGCACTTCTGGAGGGTCATCTGGGGTTATTTCCCCACACAAGTAGCAATATCCCTCTACTGAACGGTCATCGTCTGTCACCTCGTGCAGAATCCTCACAATTGCTTCGGCGTCCCGTTGTCTGTCGGTTTGGTACATGTCTACTCCTTTGAGGCTGCCAATGCAGCGCTGCGGTGGCTTGCATAGCCACTCCAAGTTATTCCATCCACTCCGAACACTTCCATGTGGGTGAGGTCCTTTGGAACCAACGTGGCCTTCTGGGTCCTGTTGAGGACGGTTATCAGAGGCAGGATGCCCAACCGGCTCGCACAAGCCGGGCACTGCACTGGCGAGTCGCCGATTGCGTCACAATCAGCGCACAGGTAGGCGTTGCGGAGGTTAACGTGCATGGGCCACCAGCCAGTGGGCCAGGACCATGATGGGGTAATGCAACTCCCACAAGCCCCAGATTGCGAGTCCTGCCAGGACCTCAAAGGCCAGCGCGTTGCGGATGCCAGTGAAGAAAGCAATGCCGTCGTCGTTCCGCAACTCGCTTACGTTCGGCCCTTCGCCGAGGACGTTGGCATGTGGATATTCGGGAGCGTGATAACGCCCCTTGGCATCGAATCCGCAATTGCTCATGACTTCGTTCGTGATCCGTTCTGTTTCGGTCATCTCAAGACCCCTTTCTGTGAACAGGATTATTAAACCACCACTCGCCGGGTTTATCAACATAAATATTATGCGCTTATTAAACTTTTCTGTTGACATGCGCAGTGGGGGTGCTATTCTCGGTTTATCAACTAAACGGTTGTTGGCAATCAACCGCATAAGGAGCAGCAAAAATGACAATCCACGAGCAACTCAATGCAGGGCAGGAAGTGGTTATCAATGGCACAATGGGCGCGGTCACAGTGCGCTATGAGTCCAGCAAGAGCCGCAACGGTAAGCCGTTGCGCTACTCAGCCGGGATGATTTTTGCAGGCAACACTCTCAACAATTACGCTTTTGGAGACACTCTTGAGCAGGCCGTCTGCTATCTCTACCAGCAACTCGCAGCCCGCGAGGCGGCAAGAGCTGTCCGCGAGAAGCTCCTGGATACGACGGACCCCGTGACGGTCACAGATATAGAGTGCGCCATTATGACCGGATGCGTTTTTGCTCTGTAACCTTTAACCTCCGCCGCGCGGTCCTTACCGTAAGCGGTAATCGCAGTCGCAACCGAGCCCGGCGGTATATCCGGGCACAGGAAAGGAAAACATGGAACTAGACTTGAAACCAATCAACACGCGGCAAGCCATCGAAGATGCGCACGCTGACCTGTTCATAGCGCTCCGCTATGGCCTCACCATTAGTCAGCCGACTGATGCGCTTGACCGTGAACACGTAGAAAAGGCTTGCGCAATATTGGACCTCATCCGCAAAGCAAACCCTCTATAGCTTCCCGCTCTGAAGAGTCTCCCAACGAATCGGCCGGCCGTCCTCGAATATCAGGATGAACCGGCCGTAGAACTTTTCAGGAAGAATCGGCCTTAGGGCATGGGCAGAGCGCAGGATAGCCTCAGCCGTCACCGGCATAGACTTCAAGGCTGACTCCTCGTCAATTCTTATGCGTCCCGTTGCCGCCATCTATTCCTCTCCCTCTGATTCGCTATCGTCCTTCGCTTCAGAATAGCCGATACCGTCCCTACACGCAGGATGAAATGGGGGGCAGTCATCTCCAGACGGGAAATCCTCGTCGATAGGGATGAGACCCGCATCTGCATTTTCTTCGCACTCTTCACAGCACCCCTCGCCAGGGAAACTCTGCTTGAACTTCTGCCCTGTGCCTTTAGCCGCCTCATGCTTGCCGTGGTTGTAGGCGTACATGCTTTCGGTCCTGCTGATGGTCAGAGCCCGAGCTGCGCTGAAGTCCTCGCTCTGTAAGATGTTGTGCTGAAGTTCTGTCGTCGTCCATCCTTCATCGACTGACTTGCTTATCAACTCTCTCAGGTTTTCGCGCGTCGTCTCTGTGATGGCGTAGCGGGCATCAGGATTATCAACAATCTCGCCCTTGTCTGTGATGCGCTTGCCCACCAGTTCCGCGCCGCGCTCACGAGCCATCTGCCGCGCCTGGTCTAAGACTTTGGTCCACATGTCCGAGTCTTCAACAATGCCGCGGTCGGTCAAGAACTCTGTGGCGCCAGCTACCGCATCGGTTTCAAGATAAGGCGTCACCTCCGGGATCAGGTCGCCCCAGTCCACCACGACGTCTATCGTGTCCTGATCTTCTGGCTTCTTCTTCGCAGCCTTCGCCAGTTTCTCGACGGTGAGTCCTGCTGCCGCCTCTTTTCCTTTGCGCTTGAGGTAGGCCGCTAGTAACTGCTCCAGTGACTTCCCCGCTTTGCTAAAGGGTTGCCGGCTTCCGTCCCGGCCTCCTTTTGCGTGGGAGTGGGCTTACTGGTACTCTTTCCGGGTCCTGACGCCCCGCCGGTGCCGCCCGGTGCAACTGGTGTAGGCAGTGCGGTCTGCGCCGCCAGGACCGCCAGCGGCATCCATCCGGTGCCCGTCTTGACCATCGGCACGTCGCCGCCCTCTACCGCGTCCAAGCCGTCGCGGTCCCGTAGTTCGTTAATCGTTCTGGCGCCGAGAGATGTATTGTCGGTGTCGATGGTGGCTTGGTCGGTTGCCGCCACTTCCTCATTCTGGTCGAACGCGTGGCCGATGTCATCCCATCCCCATCCGAGAAAAATAAGGCGCTCCATCAGGCTCGACCACCAAAGCATCTCTCCGTTGAGCCCTTGAGCGCGCATCTGCTCCTGAAGCTGCTCGGAGTTCGCCCGCGGCTCAGGCTCTTTGATGTAGGGCTTTGGGTCGGTCCTGAAGGCGCGGCAAACGATGCGGGCCATCCACTCGTCGTATTCCGACTTGAGCAGGTCGCCGGCCGAACCCTTCATTTCGAAAGGCTTTCCACCGCCAGGGATGAACCGCATCTTGGACTTGAGCTTGAGATTCCCGCTCATCAGTGCGTCGAACGTTCCTTGCCATAGCGCAATCTGCTCAGCAGTCCAGTTCTCCGGGCAGCACACCATCACATCAGGACAGGTTCCCTCGTTCCAGAAGTTGAGCATGTACATCGTCTTGCGAACCTGCTGGGTAGCCTCCATCAGGATCTGCTCAACCTCGGAGTATCCGAAGATTGGATTCTGAGCCCACCGATGCCGGGGCATGTAGACGATCTCCCGCTCGGTAAAGTTGTCCATCGGGAGGCCCTTTACGATCTGGACATAGGCCAGGGAGGGCCAGTCAGGGATGCGACCGCGGTCGTCCACTTTTGGAACGATGGTATTCCCGTCAATACATTCCAGCGCGTAGGGCTTCGTCCCAGCCCGATTCTTCCAGATGAAGACCGTGGCGGCGTCAATGGTGTACCGCTCGCGAAAGATCATCTCCATCCACTGCGGGTAGGGTACCTTCCGGTCAGGCATCTTGAAGAAGGCGTTCAGCTCTTTGATGCGCGGGTCATCCTCAGACTTCACGCCCTTGGCCGGGTTCTTCAGGACGAACTTCCACGGCAGACTCACCAGCTCATCGACGCGCGCGCTCAACTCATTGGCGATGATTCCCGAGCCCCGGACGATGCCCCGTAGCATCTCACCCAAGACGATATGCCGGTTGACGATCTCAAGGTTGTAGCCGGTAGGGTAGTCCCACTCGCGAGCGTCCACGATAGACGGGGGGCCGAACGGCGCTACGGGCTGGTAAGGGCTGAATCGGTTGCGCTCTTCGTCTACGTCGGGGATGAAGTCGGAGGGAAGGAGGCGGTCATCAGGGCCAGGACGGTCGTTTTCAGGGTCCCGAACTGGCAGAGTAGGCCGGGCACCACCGCGATTCCTTGCGCTCAAGAGTCCATACCGCGGATTCAGGAGCGTCATCGAGCCGCCTGTAGCGTCCGGCATCTTCTGCAATGCCTTGTCGTTCAGCCGTTTACCAAACACTGTATCGTCGTTGATCTCAGTCGGTTCATCCCACAAGGCCATGTTGTGTGCTCCCGTGGTCTAGTGTATCAACCTAATCACTTTCCTTGGCACATCAGGCACTTGCAGCCCGGTGCGTGGGCTGGGCGGACGTAAGGGCTTATTGCGTCCAGCGCTCTCAGTTGAGGTAAACACGCTTCGATGCGAGAGGGACCAAAGACTTTCTTTGAGTCCTGACGAGGCACACATGACTCGCCGTCTTCACCGCGCCTGACTTGATAAGCGAGGCAATGGTTTCCATGTTCCAGTTCTTGCTCTTGCATTTCGAGCATGACTTGGGAGGATCATCGCTCCCGGTGTACCATACATGGCCGCAGGACTCGCGGTCACACTTCCACGCTTTAACGGTTACTTGGCTCATGCTCCCGATGGTAGCGCAAACTACCGATAGTAGTAAGCAGCATCAGGACGCCCAAGACGGCCTTGCGCAGTCCGGGTGCATCCGGCGTATGCCCTCTTCAACCACGGTATCGCCGAGAGGTTTGCCGCAATGATCGCAAAGGTCTTGGGGTGCAAGGGCAGCCATAGCGCGGTTGTAGGCG